CTGGATTCACGCACATCGAGAGAGATGCGAGCCACATGAACGGAGAACGCACGGACATGATAGGCGATAATGCCATTTTAGCCTATTATCAGGCAATCAAGGACGGATCTGTCACCGTAGGGCGATGGATCCGCCTCGCTTATGAGATGCTGGTCAACGGAATCGAGAGCCAGCGCTGGTTTTTCGACCAAAAGGCGGCAAATAATGCCATCGAATGGATAGAATCGCACTGTTTCCATGTCGAGGGGCGGCTCGCCCCGGGTGCGGTCAAGCTGGAGCTATGGCAAAAGGCGTTTATCTCGGCGATTTTCGGTATACACGATGAAAACGGCGACCCACAGTTTCGTGAGGTGTTTCTGCTTATCGGGCGGAAAAACGGCAAGAGCCTGATGGGCTCCATGATCTCCGATTATGTGTTTCGGGTGGCTGGCGGCTATGGCGCCCGGGTGTATGTGGTCGCCCCGAAACTGGATCAGGCTGACATCGTCTACAATTCCACATGGCAGATGATCACGCTCGACCCGGAATGGCAAGCCGAGGAGGAGCTCAAGGCGGAGCGTGACGAGCACAACAAAAAGATCCATGATGATTCTTTCCACGCTCGCCATCGACAGACCGACCTCGCCGTCCCGGGCACAAATAGCACGGTCAAGAAGATCGCTTTCTCCGCCAAGAAATCGGATGGTTTCAACCCAAGCTTGTGCGTATGCGATGAGATCGCCGCATGGGAGGGTGATCCGGGGCTCAAACAATATGAGGTGATGAAATCCGGCATGGGCGCACGCCCTGATGGGCGGCTCCTGTCGCTGACCACCGCCGGGTACATCAATGACGGCATTTTCGATGAGCTGATGAAACGCAGCACCCGGATGCTCTTGGGCGATAGCAAAGAGCGCCGCCTGTTGCCGTTGCTCTACCAGATTGACGATGTCGAGAAGTGGAATGACATCAATGAGCTCCGCAAGAGCTTGCCGAACCTCGGCATATCGGTGTCGGTCGATTATATGCTCGAGGAGATCGCCATCGCCGAGGGGAGCCTGTCCAAGCGCCGGGAGTTTCTGTGCAAGTATGGATGCATTAAGCAGAATAGCTCACTGGCGTGGCTGGATGCGCAGACCGTCAGCAAGGCGTGCGGTGAGCCGCTCCGGCTGGAGGACTTCCGGGATAATTACGCCGTGGTAGGCATCGACTTATCACAGACCACTGACCTGACGGCGGCGGTGTGCCTCATTGAAAAGGCTGGGCAGCTCTACGCCTTTGCGCACTTCTGGCTCCCGGGGGAGAAGATTGACGAGGCGAGCCAGAGGGACGGACTTCCGTATCAGCTCTACATACAGAGGGGCTTGATCTCGCCAAGCGGTGAGAATTTCATCGATTACAACGATTGCTATAACTGGTGTATCTCACTGGTAGAACAATACCAGATATTACCGCTATGTGTCGGGTATGACCGTTATAGCGCTCAATACCTTTGCGGTGCTAACGGTATGCTGGAGAACTATGGATTTAAGTGTGATCCTGTCTATCAGGGGGAAAATCTTTCCGGGGTGTTGAACGAGTGCGAGGGGCTCCTCAAGGACGGCAAGATCCACATCGGGGACAATGACCTCCTCAAGGCGCACTTGTTAGATAGCGCCATTAAGATGAGCGTGGAGCGTGGGCGTGGGCGGCTCGTCAAGGTGCGACCCACCGCTCATATAGACGGCACCGCCGCCCTGTTGGATGCCCTCTGCGTGCGACAGAAATGGTATGGCGAGCTCGGTGACCGCTTAAAAAATCAGGGGTGAGGGAATGGGACTTTTTTCCGCTATTTTCGGGAACAGACCGAAAGAACCGAAAAGCTATGACGGCGTATGGAAAATGCTGGACGGTTATACGCCGCATTTCTCGAGCTGGGGCGGCTCCATCTATGAGAGCGAGCTCATCCGGGCGGCAATCGAGGTAATTGCTACCCATGTGGGCAAGCTGCGCATCGAGATCTCGGGCACCGCAAAGCCAGCGCTCCGAAACAAATTGAGCCTCAACCCGAACGAGTTTCAAACATGGGAACAGTTTAACAGGAGGCTGACCACGATCCTCCTGATTCACAACACCGCTTTTCTTGTTCCTGTGTGGGATAGGTACGGCGAGATCTCCGGCATCTATGCGCCGCTCCCGGATCGGTGCACTATCGCCGATTATGCCGGAAAGCCGTTTCTCCGCTATGAATTTAGCTGGGGACAGACGGCGGCGGTAGAGCTGGAATATTGCGGCATCCTCAACAGGCATACCTATCGGAATGACTTTTTTGGTGAGAGCAACCGGGCGTTGTTCCCGACCCTCGACCTGATCAAGATCCAGAATCAGGGCATCGAGGAGGGTGTCAAGAGCGCCGCATCCTACCGCTTTATGGCGCAACTTATGAATTTCAGCAAAAGCTCCGACATCGCCGCCGAGCGTAAGCGTTTCACTGAGGAGAACTTCTCCCGGGATGCCAAGGGAGGTGGTTTGCTCCTGTTCCCCAACACATACAAGGACATTAAGCAGATCGAGGTCAAGCCTTGGGTTATCGATGACAAGCAGATGCAAGCCATCAAGGACGGCGTTTTCCAGTATTTCAACGTCAATGAGGACATCCTCACCGGGAAAGCCTACGGCGATGCCTATGCCGCCTTTTATGAGAGCACTATCGAGAGCCTTGCGATTCAGTATAGCGAGGTGCTCACCCGGATGCTCTATACCTATAAAGAGCAGCTTGCTGGCAACCGGGTGATGTTTACCGCAAACCGCTTGCAGTTTATGACCAACGCCGACAAGCTCGCCGTGAGCGAGAAGCTCATCGACCGTGGTCTCCTCACCTTAAATGAGGCTCGAGAGATTTGGAATCTGCCTCCTGTTGATGGCGGTGACCGCCGTGTGATCCGTGGTGAGTATTACGATGCCAATGATAAGGTCGAGGGGGATGCCGATGGCGATGGAGAAACCGTATAAGGTTTACAAACACACCACGCCAAGCAATAAGGTATATATCGGCATCACCAGTATGCCAACCGCAAAACGCTGGAAAAACGGAAAAGGTTATGAATGTTGTACGGCGTTTGCAAGGGCAATACAAAAATATGGATGGCAGAATATAGCGCACGAAATCCTTGCAGATGGGCTCGGAAAAGACGAAGCTTGCGAAATGGAAAAGAGCCTTATCAAACACTACCAAGCTGATGATCCGGCACATGGGTATAACCTTACAAGCGGAGGAGAGCATTATCTTGCTACAGATGCGGTAAAGGATAAAGAGAGATTGGCGCAGATTTCTTATTATGAATCGCATCCAGAGGCGAGGCGTGCAATATCGGAACGGCAAAAAGGCAGAAAAGCAAGCGATAACACACGGCAAAAAATGAGCGATGCCAGAAAGCAATATCTTGCATCCCATCCGCAAAGCGTTGCCCCTTTTGTAAATGCGATTAAAGGGAAAAAGAGGAGCAACGAATTTTGTAATCATTTAAGTGAAATCAATAAGACGAGAGTGTTATGCGAGGAAACCGGGCAAGTTTTTGAATCTGTCGAGGCGGCGGCTGCGTGGGTCGGCGTTTGCAGAACAAGCGTATCGAACGCTTTGACAGGCAGAAGTAAGACCGCTGCCGGGTACCATTTTCGCAAGGCTCTTGTGGGAGGTGCGTAAAAATTGAGACGAGGCACAACGCCCACCAACACCTTTGCGGTCGATGTCGATCTCACCGGGGCAACGATCTTTGTGTCCTACGAACAGGACGGCAAGATGGTTTTCGAGAAAACTGGCACCGATGTGACGGTCGCCACCGATTCCGTGAGCGTGAACCTGACACAGGCTGATACGCTGGCTTTCCACCCTGGTCGGGTGTGCATCCAGATCCGTTATATTGACCAGATGGGCACGGCGGATGCGAGCAATATTATCGAGACCACCGCCGAGCGCATCATCAAGGACGGCGTTATCTCGTATGTTTAATGCGAAATTCTCCGGCGGTGCTAATTTCACCGCCAAGATTAGCGGCAACGATCAGTTTTCGGCGCACCTCTCCGAGACCATCCTCAAGCCTATCGGTGAGTATTACACCGGGCGGTACGATTTCATCCCGACCGATTTCGACCAGACCGTGCACATTAACGGAATGGTAGCGACCCAAGACATCACGATCAGGGCGGTGCCTAATGACTATGGCAAGATCATTTGGGACGGCTCAATCATTTATGTGAGGTAAGGACATGGCACAGAATGTTGTTATCAATGGCGTGACATATAGCAACTGTCCCGAGGTGGACATCCCGAAAAGCGGCGGCGGTACGGCAAAGTTTTTTGACACTTCTGACGGAAATGCGGCGAGCGGAGACATTCTTTCTGGTAAAAGTGCCTATAATGCCTCCGGCGCAGTGTCGGGAGGCATGACCAACAACGGCGCAACCGGGGGAACGATTTCAACGAAAGCTGGGAGTTATACCATTCCATCCGGGTACACCTCCGGCGGATCCGTGACGATTGCGACCGCTGCGGTGACCGACTTGGTCAGCGGCAACCTTTTGAGCGGCAAGACGGTGCTGGGCGTTTCCGGCTCCCTGTCTATGCCCACGATCTCACAGGACGGTACCACCCACATCTTGAGCATTAGCTGATGAGGGGGTGCTGGCATGGCATATAGCGACATCACCTTGATGGGTGCGACATACCCGACCGTGCCAGCCGTTACACTTCCGAAAAGCGGCGGCGGTACTGTCAAATTTGTCGATGTTTCACAAGAAACCACGGCGATCCCGGCGGATGTGGCGAGCGGAAAAACATTTTTCCTCGCTGACGGCACTGTCGCCACCGGGACGGCATCAGGGGGCGGCGGCTCCGGGCTGACGATGCTGACATCGTCCAGCCTCGGCACCCTGTCCACCACAGGGACGGCATCGGCGAGCACAGGCAAGAGCATTTCGGTGACCGGGTACAACGGATATGATGTGCTCATAGTCGATGCAAGCGTTGACACGCCGACCAACGGACGGCACACCAGTACGGTCAGCATGGTATACCTCACTGGAACGAGCAATGTGAACACCAAAAACACCTATGCCGTAGGTGGTAACAAGTGGAATAGTAAACTCTCATCCAGCGGCACCGGGAGCACCCGGCAAAGCACAACGGCATACGGCGTATATGCGAGCTCCGCAACGGTATCGAACAACACCATGTCGATACCGTTTTATTATCGCTACAATTCCAACAACACAGGAACGATCAACGGCACATACACGGCGAGGGTGTACGGTCTCAAACTGTATGAGCTGGTAGGAGGCTAACAATGGCAAGCAAAACGATAGAGGACAAGCTCCGGGAGGGCAGACAGTACCGCAATATTGACCTCGCCGGGCTCGAGCTCAAGGCGGAGGATGAGGGCGCTATGGTGGTCGAGGGTTATGCCTCGACTTTTAACGACCCTTATCAGCTCTTTAAGATGGACAATTTTACTGTGCGTGAGCAGATTGATCCGCACGCTTTCGATGCCGCTGATATGAGCGACATCATCATGCAATACAACCATGAGGGTAGGGTGTTTGCCAGAACAGGCAACGGCACCCTAACCGTCAACCCGGACGAGCATGGGCTCCACATCCGTGCCGACCTCTCCGGCACCGAGCTGGGGCGGCAAGTGTTTGAGGAGATCCGTGGCGGCTATACGAATAAGATGTCTTTCGGTTTCCGGGTCGCCGAGGACAGGCGAGAGGAAACGGAAAACCGGGAGACCAACGAGGTCGACATCCTCCGAACCATCACAAAGATTGAAAAGCTATATGATGTTTCGGCGGTTTCGATACCAGCGAACGATGCGACCAGCATCAGCGCACGCACAGACGGCGAGGGAGTTATCGCCGAGGTGGCGGAGGAGCTCCGTAAGCGTGAGGCTGAACGGCTGCACCGTGAGCGGCAAAAGCAGAAAATCAGGATCATGTTGGAGGCAAATCGATGAATTTCAGCGAGATGAGTGTCTCCGAGCTGGAGACCAGACTTGCCGCCATCGGCGAGGAAATCAATGCTGACGATGCGGATCTCGATGCCCTTGAGGACGAGACCCGGAGCATCAAGGCGGAGATGGAGAGCCGGAAACAGGCGGAGGTCAAGAGGAACGAGATCCGGGATGCCGTGGCTAACGGTGCCGGAGAAACCAAGAAAGAATTTGAGAAAGAGGAAAGAGAAACCATGACTATCGAGGAATTGCGTAGCTCCAAGGCTTACGCCGAGGCGTATGCCACCTACATCAAGACCGGGCGTGCTGATGAGTGCCGTGCTCTGTTGAGCGAGAACGCTCCTGATCCCAGCCTCGCCACTTCCGGGCTGCTGCCTGTCCCCTCTATCCTTGAGGAGGGCATCAAGACCGCTTGGGAAAATGACCAGATCATGAGCCGGGTGCGCCGCAGCTTTGTGCGTGGCAATCTCGTTATCGGGTTTGAGGTCTCTGCCACTGGTGCAGAGGTGCATGATGAGGGCGATGCCGCTCCCGATGAGGAAACGCTCGTACTCGGCAAGGTAGCGCTTGTCCCGGAGACCATTAAGAAATTTATCCGAATTTCTACAGAGGTCGCTGCACTGGGCGGCGAGGCTTTCCTTGCCTATATCCGTGATGAGCTGACCTACCAGATCGTCAAAGAGGCTGCGAAACAGGGCATCCTTGACATCGTTGGCGCTCCGGCGACTTCCAACACTGGTGCTATCGGCGTTGCCGTTGTCACCGCAAGCCCCACGGTCATCACCATCCCGGCGGCTGCCGCCTATCTGGCTGATGACGCACAGAATGTGTGCGTGATTATGAACCGCCAGACCGAGGCTGACTTCCTCGCCGCACAGGCTGGCGGCGGATTTTCCATCGATCCGTTTGCTGGTCTGCCCCGGGTATACACCTCTGCGCTGCCGTCCTACACCGTAGCCACTACCGGCGTTTGCTACGCCATTGTCGGCGACCTGAACGGACTCCAGTACAACTTCCCCGAGGGTGCCGATGTCAAGATCGTTTGGGACGAGTACTCCGAGGCGGAGCAGGATCTCATCAAGGTGGTCGGACGGCAGTACGCTGGTCACGGCGTTACCAAGCCCGGCGCTTTTGTCAAGATCTGCCACGAGGCTTAATCGCATGAGGCAATAGAGGGGAGGGGGCGAGAGCCTCCTCTCCTCGCATTTGGAGGAGAGAACGCATGAAAACGCTGGTAGCTATACCGTGCATGGATATGGTGCACACAGGCTTTTTTAAATCGGTAATTGGTATGCGCCCGGTAGGGGAGGCTCGGTTTTCACTTACCGCCTCCTCGCTTGTCTACGATGCCCGGAATAACCTTGCAAAGCAAGCCATCCGGGAGGGGTGTGACAGGATCCTGTGGCTGGATAGTGATATGGATTTCCCCGGCGACCTAATGCAACGGCTTGCCGCTGACCTCGATGAGGGTCGGGATTTTGTTTCGGGTCTGTACTTTAGGCGCCGGGCTCCACTTGCCCCTGTGGTATACAAACAAGTGGACTATCTGGAAAGCCCGGAGGGTGCGCTCACGCCTCAAGCGGTGCCTTATGATGACTATCCGAAAGATAGCATCATTGAGGTCGCTGGCGTGGGATTTGGGTGCTGCATGATGACCGTCAAGGTGGTCGAGGACATGATGAAACAATTCGGATTGCCCTTTTCTCCGATCCTTGGTTTTGGCGAGGACTTGAGCTTTTGCTTGAGGCTCACCAAGATGGGCATCAAAATGTGGTGCGATACCAGTATCAAGTGCAACCATATTGGCTTTTATGAGTATGGCGAGAGCGATTATATCGCACAGGAGGCGGCTAAAAATGGCGATGCTTGACACCGTCAAATTAGCGATGCGCATCGCAAATACCGCTTACGATTCCGAAATCAGCAGCCTCATCGAGGCGGCGTGCAAGGACATCGGGATCGTTGGCGTATCTGTCACCTCCGACACTGACGATGCGCTATTGACGAGGGCGATCATCACATATACCCGGCTCAACTTCGGAACGCCGGACGATTATGATCACCTCAAAGCATCATACGATGAGCAGAAAGCGCAGCTGATCACCGCCACCGGGTACGGAGGTGCGTTGACATGATCCACCCAACCGTGCTGACACTGTACACCGAGGTACCGCATGGGTACTTTGATACGGTCGGCACCGACACCCGGGAGGTCTATGCCGAGGTCGCTGATGTTGGGCTCAACGAGTATTATCTGGCACGGTCAGCCGGGCTCTCCCCGGAAATCGTGTTTGAGCTCACCGATTACAGTGACTATAACGGTGAAAAGCTATGTGAGTATGCTGGACAACAGTACCGCATTATCCGGGCATCTCGCAAAGGGATGCGGCAGCGGCTGACTTGTGAAAAGGTGGACATCAATGCCTGATACAAGACCGACAAGCCTGTCGGAGCTGGCGACATACCTCAAGACAAACACGCAAATCGAGTTTGCTCTGTGGGCATGGGCGCACGCTCCCGGTGGCACCTATGGCGTGGTCACGATGGACGAGGATGCCACATTTTTCGCACAGGGAAACGCTGAACACGCCACCCGGGGATATGTTGACATTTTTTGCAGATCGGACGGAATGACCGAAAAAAGCACCGTTGAATCGGCGCTCAACTCAAGCGGCTGGCACTGGTGGCACAACGCCGTGCAGTTTGAGGAGGACACCGGGACAACACATCACACTTGGAGCGTGGCATGGCTCGGTTAAAGTATAAAGACCTATCGGATTACACAAAAAAGCTGATGGCGCTGGGTGGCATTACGGAGTGCAACCGGGTTTTTAAAATGGCACTGTTTGACGGTGCCGCCGTTGTTGCCAACGCAATGCGTGAGGAGATCGATGGGCTCCCTGTCGATAACAAGGCGCACGGATCTCCAGAGCACCCTATTAACACCATCACGAGCGTGGAAAAAGCCGGGTTGCAAAGGTGTTTCGGCACGGCACCCATGCGCCGGGATGATGTGGCATGGACTACATCAGCCGGGTTTTGGGGGTACAACATGGCGCACACTCGGAGCTATCCGAACGGTCAGCCCAACGCCATGATCGCCGCCTCAATAGAGGGCGGAACATCGTGGAGAGTACCAAACCGTTTCATAACAAGAGCGCTCCGCAAATCAAGAGAAAAGGCGCAAGCCGCTATGGCGGCGACCGCCGACCAACAGATTAGTCAAATTTTGGAGGGACATTAAGAAATGGCTGCGAACGGTAAAGTTATTACCGGGTTTTCGGATCCCTATGTGGCGCTCTACGCCAATAGCGGCACCTCCGTGACCTACACCAGCACCACCGTCCTCGCTCGTGGCGTGAGCGTTTCCATCACGCCTGACGATGTCGGGGATGACAATATCTTTTACGCTGACAACCAGCCAGCGGAGTATGCCAGCGCCGTGTTTAAGGGTGCTGACCTCACCCTGACGGTCGATGGTATGCTCGATGCGGCTCGGGATCTCGTCCTCGGTCTGCCGACCGCTACCGCTATCACGGTGGGCACCGGGACGGTCAATGTGACCGAGTTTGGCGATTCCCAGAGCATCCCCTACATCGGCGTGGGATTTGTTGTGCGCTACATGAGCGATGGACAGACCTCTTACGGCGGTGTTGTGCTGAACAAGTGCAAAATCAAGAACATCGATACCAATGCCGCCACACAGGAGGAGGACATCGATTGGCAGACACAGGAGCTCACCGGGAGAGTGCTCCGCAGTGACGATGCAAATCACACTTGGCGCATGATCACCGAGGATCTCTCCACGCAGACCGAGGCGGTCAACGCCGTCAAGGTGCTGCTGGGCGGCACGATCTAATGAGCGACAGGAGGAGAGCGCAATGGTTGTTTACGGTAAAGAACGAGGCTTTTTGATGACGGTCGGGGCATCCGCAGAGATCGCAAAGCTCTGCCCTGACCAGAAGCTGGAGAACTTGAGCACGGTGTTTTCTGCGAAATCAGGGGATGCCGATTCTCTTGAGACAACGGCAAAACTGATTTGCGCCCTAAATAAGGGATATGAAACAAATCAGCACTTTACTGATCCCAGCCACAAGGCGGAGCCGCTCACCGTTGAGGAAGTGCTTTCCCTCCGGGTGGAGGATTTCAAGAAACTGCAATCCGAGGCGGTGGCGGCGATGCTGCCCAGGAGAGAGATCCAGACAGAAAGCGTAAAAAAAAACATAGGGGAGCCGGAGGAGAGATAGATCTGTCACCGATGTGGCTTATCTTCTACGGTCGCAAGGAATTCGGTATGTCGAGGGCGGAGGTATGGGCTACATCTCTATGGGAGATGCAAGACCTACTTGCCGCCCTCGCTATCTACAACGGACACGCAAAGCAAAAGCGCAAGCCGTCCCTGATGGATGTGCTCGCAATGAGGTGATTACATGGCGGTACAAGCTGGCATCAAGATCGGCGTAGAGGGTGAAAGAGAATACAGACAGGCGCTCTCTAACATAAATCAGCAAACTAAAGAGCTCACCAGCGAGATGAACCTCCTGACGAGCTCTTTCGATAAAAACGCAACGGCGGAGGAAAAGAACGCCGCCAAATCCAAGATACTCCAGCAGCAGATTGACAACCAGAGCAACAAGGTGGCGCTGCTGACCGAGAAGTATAACAAGGAGCAGAGTGAGCTCGCACGCCTCAAGGCGGAGATGGAGCGAGCCACTACCGAGTACGGCGCTAATAGCAAAGAGGCGCAGAAAGCAACGGCGGAATACAACCGCTTTGCAACGCAGACCTCTAAAACAAAGACCGACCTCAATAAGGCAAAAACAGAGCTCAACAAGATGACCACCGAGCTCGAAAATGCGCAGAATCCGACAAAAGAGGAGGCATCTGCGCTTGATGAGGTCAAGGAAAACGCTACGGATGCCGGGGATGCCGGGCTCAAGTTTGGCGACATCCTCAAGGCTAATGTGGTCAGCGACATCATTGTCGGCGGTGTCAAGGCGCTCGCCAGAGCCGTTGCGGATCTCGCCAAGGGTATGCGTGACACGGTCGCCGATACAGTAAAGTGGGCGGATGACCTTAATACCCTGTCGATCACTTCCGGCGTGAGCACCGACCGCCTCCAAGAGCTCCAGTATATGGCTGGGCTGGTCGATGTGGAGGTCACCACGGTCACCGATTCCATGACCAAGCTGGTGCGCTCCATGAACACGGCGGCGGACGGTACTGGCGATGCGGCGGATGCTTATGCCGCCCTCGGTGTCGCCGTGACCGATGCCAACGGTAACCTCCGAGACCAGAATACCGTATTTAACGAGGTCATTGATGCCCTCGGGAGCCTCGACAACGAGACCCAGCGAGATGCCTACGCAATGACGATATTCGGGCGCTCCGCCCGGGAGCTCAACCCTCTCATCGAGGCTGGATCCGACCAGCTCGCCGCATGGGCGGATGAGGCTCACAATGTGGGATATGTCCTTGACAATGACACCATTGGCTCCCTGTCCTCTGTACAGGATGCGCTCGACCGCCTCCAGAACGCTGGCGACCAGATCAAGCGCACTTTTGTCACCTCGCTCGCTCCGGCGCTGACCAAGATACTCGATACCGTTGTTCCGGCGGTGCAGAGCATTGCGAAAGCGGTCGGCGACCTCCTCAACGGTGACATCGACATCGCTGATTTTATTGACCTCGCTATGGGGTGGATGGATCGCCTCGGGGATGGCATTCGCAACCGTTTGCCTGACATCATGGCACAGGGCGGTCGCATTATCGTGAGCATTACGCAAGGCATAGCCACCCAGCTCCCGAGGCTGGTGCAATCCGCCGCAGAAGTGGTTTTGACATTGACCACCGGGCTGATAGAGGCGCTCCCGGCGCTCGGACAGACGGCGGTGGATCTCGTCCTTGCTCTCATTGATGCCCTCGCCACCCAAGCCCCGAAACTGATCCAGACGGCTGCCGAAATGGTTTCAAGCCTCGTCACCGGGCTGGTGTCCTCCGAAACGATTACAAAGATCATCCGAGCCGGAACCGAGCTTGTCAAGGGCGTGGTCAACGGTGTGCTCAAAGCGGTGCCGGAGCTCATAAAAGCCGCCCCCAAGGTGGTCTTGGGTCTGGTCGAGGGTCTCATGGAATCCTCGATTCTCATCGCCGAGGCTGGCATCGAGCTCCTCACGGCGTTGGTGGACAATCTCCCGACCATCATCGAAACGCTCGCCGGGTCGATTGGCGAGCTGGTCGCCCAGCTGGTGGTTGTGATCGTCAAGCTCGCCCCACGCATTGCCGAGGCTGGCGTGGATCTTCTGGTTGCGCTCGTGAAAAACGCCCCGGCTATTATCAAGGCGATCATCATGATCGTGCCCGACATCGTTGAGGCGCTCATGTTTGCGTTTATCGATGCCGCCCCGGATATTGCCGATGTCGGAGAGGCGAGCATGAAACACCTCGTTGACCATCTCGCCGAGGTGGGTGCGGAGATGGCAAAAGCCGGAAAGGAACTTATCGACAAGCTCATCGCCGGGGTTTTCGGAATGTGGAGCAGCATCAAAGCATCCGGGCGTGAGGCGCTCAATCAGTTTGGCAAGGGCTTACAAGAGATCTTCCCCGATGCCTATCAGTGGGGTCGGGACATGGTGCAGAATTTTGTCAACGGCATCAATTCCGCCAAAAATCTGCTGATGGGTGCCGTCAACGGTGTGAGCCGCATCATCAAGAATAATTGGGGCTTTTCGGAACCCTCCGAGGGTGCTCTGTCCAACTTCCACACTTTCGCACCTGACATGATGAAACTGTACGCCAAGGGCATCGAGGACAACGCTTATTTGGTCGAGGATGCGGCGGCTCAAGTGGCTTACGGTGTGGCGCAATCCTACGGAACCACCAATGCCTCCACCTATAACATGGGCGGCGTGAGCATCGTGGTCAACGGCGCACCCGGTCAGGATGTGCAAGAGCTTGCCGACATCGTGATGGAACAGATGCAGAACGCAGTGGATAGAAAGAAGGCGGTATACGCATGAGCCTAACTTTCAATGGAACAAACTCCGACACCCTCGGCGTGATCGTGGAGCGGTACCCCGACCGCCCTGTGCCCCAGCGCATTGTCAATACCATCCGGGTGCCGGGTCGCAACGGCGTGCTCACCATGTCGGAGGGGTATGACAATGTAACACAGGATTATGACATATACATCAGCGCAGAGGCGGCTGGTCTACCATCTGCCTCTGCCGGGATGGCTGCGTGGCTCCTCGCACCCGATGGGTATCAGCGCCTTGAGGACTCCTACAACAGTGGGGAGTACCGCATGGCGAGGCTCATCAATCCACAGGATGCGCTCAACTTTTACAATAAATATGGGCGGTGCACCTTGTCCTTTGATTGTATGCCCCAGCGCTGGCTGACCACAGGGGAGACCGCAACCACCTACACCACGAGCACCACCATCAACAACCCCACGAGCTTTCCGGCTCTGCCTCTCGTGGAGGTGGTCGGCACCGGGGATATTGAGATCTCCCTCGGTGGGTATACCGTGGGCATCGATGACCTCGTCAGCGACATCACGCTCGATTGCGAGGCACAGAACGCCTATAGCGGCTCTGTCAACCTCAACAGTACCGTGACCCTTGCTGACGGCGCTTTCCCCCAGCTCGCACCGGGTGCTAATAGCCTCACCATTGTGACCGGGTCGGTCACCTCTATCACTATCACCCCAAGGTGGTGGCAACTTTGAGCACACTTGCCAATATTCCACGCCTTTTCGATTCTACGGCATCGATTTTCACAAACCAAGGCATGGGAGCGCTCACCGATGTGGTGAGCGTTTCCGTTGTCGAGGGGCTCAATGGCGGCATGGAGCTGACGATGGTCTACCCGGTCACCGGGATCCATTTCGAGGACATCGTCACCCGGGCGCTCATCGTGTGCAAGCCCAACCCCATCGCTGACCCTTATCCTTTTCGCATTTACTCTGTCACCAAGCCGCTAAATGGTCGGTGCACCATCCATGCGCATGGGTGGCACTATGACCTCTCCGGCATCCCGATACCGCCCTTTGATTCCCTGTCGGCGGCTGGGGTTATTTCCGCTTTCAATTCAGACACATCTGTACCCCATCTGTTTACCTTTTCCTCCGACATGGGCGGAACCTCCGGCAATTTCGACCTCACCCACCCATCGAGTGTATATGGCATCATGGGCGGCGTGGAGGGCTCTGTCATTGATGTGTTTGGTGGAGAATGGCTCTACGGATATAATAACGATCCCCAGCAAATCAGGCTTGTCACCCGGCGTGGCGCTGACAACGGCGTAACCATCCGCTACGGCAAAAACCTAACGCAGCTTGAACAGGAGGAAAACATCAGCGCCGTATACACCGGGGTATATCCCTACTGGCAAGGCGCAGAGGGCGAGCTTGTCACGCTCCCGGAGGAGATCCTCCCGGCATCCGGCTCGTTTAATTTCGACAGGATCCTGACCCTCGACATGACAGGCGATTTTGCCGAAATGCCTGACGAGGATGATCTTCGCAATGCCGCCAGCGCCTACATGACCGCCAATAGTATCGGCGTGCCAAAGGTCAGCCTCAAAGTGTCATTTGTGGCACTTGGACAAACTGACCAGTACAAGAGCATGGCGATGCTGGAGGATGTCGAGCTCGGTGACGGCGTGACAGTGCAGTTTGAGGCGCTTGGTGTCGATGCCACCGCCCGGGTCATTGAGACCGATTACAACCCCATCACCGGGCGATACAACTCGGTAAGCATCGGGAGCGCCCGGGCGACTATCGCCGACACCATCGCCGGACAGAGCACGGCGGTCACCCGGCTGGAGAACACTGTCACCTCCCCGGTGGTGGCGGCGGTAAACCGTCTCACCGACAGGATCGTGGGCAACCTCGGCGGATATATCGTTATGCGGTACAACGCCGACAATGTGCCTTACGAGCTCCTGATCATGGACACCGATAGTATTGACACCGCTACCAAGGTGTGGCGCTGGAATCAGCAAGGGCTGGGCTATTCCTCCACCGGGTACAATGGGACATATACCCTTGGAATGACACAGGACGGCGAGATCGTTGCCGACCTCATCACCGCCGGACACATGGCGGCTGACATCATCACGATGGGCGCAAACCCGGGCGATGAGCTGACCGACTATTTCCGGGTGTACCTTGATGCAAATAGCCGGGCGGTGGTCGAGCTGGGCGCTGATGAAAATCAAATCGTTCTGCGCCTCCAGAATGATCGCATTTCGTTCTATGACACACAGGGCACCGAGCTGGCGTATTTCTCGGATAACTCGTTCAAGATCGTCAACCTCGCCGCCTTTGAATTGCAGAATCTCAAGATTTCCGTGCTCGACAATGGCGCTTATGGGTTTATGAGCGCATAAGGGGGGAACGCACTCAATGGCATCATGGTCTCAAACCTTTTCAGTTAATAATAAGTACAGTTTGACCCTGACGGTCACAGAGCAGAGCTATAGCATCCCGAACAACACGAGCACGGTGTCCTATAGCCTCGTGATGGCGACCGCCGCAAACTCATTCACCGGGTACGCCGATTATCGCACACAGATCTCGTGCTCGATCAACGGCTCATCGGTATTCTCTTACGATGCCTCTCGAAACTTCAACGCATCGGCTGCATCGAGTTACAGTGAAACCCTGTGCTCCGGCACCGCAACGGTAACGCACAACGCTGACGGCACCAAATCGTGCGCCGTTGCCGCATCGGTGTCGGTCGCCTCGGGCACCTACTCGCCGGGCTCCGCCTCTATCAGCAATAGCCTCACGCTCACAACGATACCCCGGGCGAGCACTTGCTCATGGTCTGGCGATTTCGTCATCGGCACCGCCAAAACGATCACGATAACAAGGGCATCGTCCTCGTTCACCCACAAGCTGACGATGGTGCTCGGCTCCAAGACGGTGACCCCGACTTCCTCCGCAACCACATCCTACTCGTGGACACCGCTCGCCACCGATTGGTCTGGTCAGTTTCCCACGCAGACCTCCCGGACAGGCACCCTCACGCTCTACACCTACAACGGCTCCACGCTCATCGGGTCGAACGCCTACACCTTTACGCTGAAGATACCCGACTCGTGGAAACCGAGCGTTTCTGTGACCCTGTCGCCCTCGACCACAAACGCCTTTATCTCCGGCACCGGGCTCTATGTCGCTGGCTACTCGAAAATATCGGCGGCGATCACTGGCACGGCGGCAACCGGGGCGGCAATCAGCTCCTACACCATCTCCGGGGCGTTCAGCAAGACGGTGACCACCTCGTCATCGAGCACCACGCAAGTCTCCGGGGTAATAGCCACATCCGGGTCGAAAACGGTGTCGGTGACGATAACCGATGCCCGAGGGCGCACCGGGAGCGCCTCGGCATCGTGCACCTACACCGCCTACGCATATCCGGCGGTCTCGGCGCTCTCCTACGCTCGTGGCTCATATGTCGGCGGCGTATGGACAACCTCGGCGGCTGGCACGGACTTGCGTATCACATTCACAGGCTCGTGCTCTTTGTCTGGCAACTCGAATGTGATGAGCTGGTCAATCGGCTCGCCTGTCTCGACCACAGGCTCCGGGCTGACCTCCGGCTCATCGATAACCCGGTACAAAACCGGGATAGGCACCACAACGGCGTATAGCGTGACGGTCACGCTGACCGACTCGGTTGGCAACTCCACGAGCCGCTCGATAACGGTGCCGACCGTGGAGATACCGTTTGTCATCGACCCCACCCTCCCCGCTATCGGCGTGGGCGCAGTGCCGCAAACTGCCAGAACGCTCGAACTGGCAAGCAACTGGTACCTAAAACTGGGTGCCGGAATTGCTATGGAACAAACTAACGATGTGCTTGCAAGTGCTATGTCGCAAAGCACACTTGTAAAATTTTATAGTGGTACTGGTGCTAATTATACAGGAACACTTCCACATAATAATTTCAAGTACGGTTCTTTTATGGTATTGCGCCGTGCTTCTGCCCAAATAATGGTTCTTGCTATCTCTCAATCGTCTAATAACGGCATGGCGATGAATTCTTCGACAGATGGTAGCACATGGGTCGGATGGAGGTGGTGGGGCAATAGAGAATCGTCCCTTGGTACTACATCGAATTATACCAAACTGGCAGACGGCACAATGCTGGCATGGGGTACTACTGACATGACATCGATGTCCCTGTCGCAAATAGCAAGTAGCGGCGTATATTCTGGAACAAAGACTCTGACATTTCCGGCGGCGTTTATTGACCAGAATTACATTGTTACTGGTCGGTCTCGATACTCTACTGGTCATTCCGTGCCTATCGGTTTCAACACAATCAGCACAACACAGGCGCAGATTGTTATGTATGACTTCTACGCACGGTCTGGAACGATAACAGTTAAATGGCAAGCCATAGGACGGTGGCAATAAATAAAGGGGGTCACATCATGACTTGGAAATTCTGGAAAGCGGCGCTAATCCGTGCGCTCCGCACGTTCGCACAGACGGCGGTCGCCGTCATAGGCACGGCGGCGGTGCTTGAGGAGGTGCGCTGGTGGGCGGTCGCCTCTGCGGCGGCGCTGGCGGCGGTGCTATCGCTGCTGACGAGCGTGGCGACAGGGCTGCCGGAGGTGGACGATGTATAAGGCGGTCACCTATGCCCTCGGGGAGGTCGGGTACCTTGAAAAAGCCTCATACGCCGATTTGGATAGCAAACAGGGAAATCCCGGTTATGCGAACATAACGAAATACGCCCGAGATCTCGACCGGGTAGGCTATTTCAATACACCCAAACAGGGAGCCCCTTGGTGCTCCGTTTATATCAGCGCCGTCTTTTATTACTGTTACGGTATGGCGATGGCACAGGCGATGCTCTGCCTCCCTCCGAAAAGCGCCGGAGCCGGGTGCACCCAAGCGGTGGGCTATTACAAGGCAAAAGGGCGATTTTACAAAAAGCCGCAGATCGGTGACCAGATTTTCTTTACATGGGGCGGAGAAATCGAGCACACCGGGCTCGTCTACGCCCTCGATAAAGAGAGGGTCTACACCGTTGAGGGCAACACCTCCGACACCAGCGGTTTAGTGAGCAATGGTGGAGCGGTGTGCCGCAAATCCTATCCGCTCAACTCCTCGCTCATCTACGGATATGGGCGACCCTACTATAACCTTGCAGATAACGGCACGGCAGACGGCACCGAGCCGCCTACCGGGAATAATGATGGAGGTAATGACGAGGTGAACATCAGCACGCTCAAATATGGCGCTACCGGGTCACAAGTGAAAGCACTGCAAGCCCTCTTGATCAAGCGCTGGAGCATCTCATGCGGTATCTATGGCATGGACGGCGATTTTGGCAACGATACCCTCAAGGCGGTCAATAAATTCAAGGGCAATCATGGGCTCACCCAAAACGGCGTTGTGGATGCCGCTTGCTGGTCTGCGCTCTTGGGGGTGAATTGAGGTGGATCTCGGCACCGTTGTCTCGGTGATAAGCATCGCCACCGCCGTGCTCGGCGTGGCGTGCTATGTCGCAAACCTCGCTTTCCGATTCAAGCGGCTGGAGAAACAGGCGGAGCATCGGAAAGAGGACACCGCCGTCATCCTGACGAGCCTCCTCGCCGTGCTGGACGGCTTA